TCTCCTCGGCCACGCGCTCGATGCGCTGCACGATGGATTTCAACTGGCCGGCGGCGCCCGCGATGTTGATGGTCGCCACCGGGCTTGTCAGGACTTCGCCCGTCTCCGGGTCATGGCTCATGGCGTCCATCGCGCGCTCCTATGCTGAAAGAAAAAGGCGAGGCCGAAGCCCCGCCGAGGTTGCTGCACGGCCGTATCGATTCCTCATCTGATCCCGTGCAGGGTTCCTGAATGTTGCCCCAGCCGGGAGGCTGTGGGACCGGCTGGGGCGCTCGACGCTGGCAACAGGGAGGGAACCAGCGGAGATGAAAGGGGCGTCCCAACGACCGCCAGGGAGGGGGCCCGGACAAGTGGCAGTTGGGACTAGGCTGGAGGGGGTCACAGCCATTCGAAGAAAAGCCCCGGCGTGCCGGGGAAGTGCTGGCGCGATGACACCAGCGTCATCCGTGCTGTGCGGATGCGAAGAAAAGGAGGCCGAAGCCTCAAGGTTGCCGCGCCGCCGTAGCTGTTTCTCACATGCCCAGCGCGGGGTTCCTGATTTCGTTGCCCCAAACGGCTTACCACTTCTGCCCATTTGCGCCGCGCTCGACGGGCGCGCAAAGTTGTCAGCATGGTGGGGTGCGTCTTGCGGGGATTTCGATGAATAAAAGGTCATGCGGCGACCCGATTGGTCAGCCAACGGGCTTCCTCAGCTTCGCGCCTGGCTGCTGCCGCTTGCTCAATCGTCGGGAAATAGCCGAGATACGTGTTCGACAACTTGGCGTAGTACCCGCCGCGATGATGCGAAACGCCCTTTACACCTGTGCGGTTGCGAACGCTGACTTTTGCCTTCCGCAAATTCTCTACGTGGGTGCAAATCCTCAGGTTCTCACGCCGGTTATCCAGCGTATCGCCGTTGATGTGGTCCACCACCAGACCGGACGACGGCTGCATCAGGAAGCGATGCAACGCGCCGATATTCCGGTTCGTCGAATAAACGTAGAGGCTGCCGTATTTCCGGTTCGGCCTATAGGCAGTCCAAATACCGGCGGCAACGACGGACTCGTAATCGTCAGCGTCGATCATGCAGTGGCCTCCACTGCGAAGCAGCAAGCACACAGTCATGCGGCCTCCGAACTGCGTGCCTGCTGGTTCGCGGCGAAGATCGTCGCGGGCTTCAGCTTCCCTTTGGACATGTCAATGAGCTTTGCCCAGTGCCGATCCGGGATGCCGATCTGCGCCCACTTGCGGACGCCGTCCTTGAGGCCAAGCGCATCTGCAACAGCCTTCGGGCCACCGCAGGTATTGATTATTTCTGTGATCGTTGCCATGTAGGCATCCTATGGAATTAAATTCCACGATGCAAGCCTCGTATTCCCTAACGCGGAATTTTGTTCCGCGCCATGCTCCGATAATGGAAGCGTGGGCTAAAAGGCTGATCTCCAAATTCAACGCCAGTCCGCTGGGCGGCGCCGAGTTGGCGCGTGCGGCGGGCTTGCCGAAGGAATCCGTTTACAAGTATCTTGCGGGCAAGGTTAAGCAGCCTCGCGGCGACGTTCTGGATAAGCTGGCGGACGCATTGGGCATACAGCGGATATGGCTTAAAGAAGGGATCGGCCCCGAGCTGTCGGGCTATCCTCTTGTCGGTAGCGTATCAGCCGGCGAGCAGTTCATCCCGTTTGACGACCACGGCCAGGGCGCCGGCCTGGATTATGTGTCGCTCGACCTCGACGCCACCGACCCTATCGCCATTCAGGTGCGCGGGCGATCCATGCTCCCGGTCTACCGTGACGGCGACATGCTTTTCTGTTCCCGCCAGCGCGGGCTGGATATAGCACGGTGCATCGGCCACGACTGCGTTGTGATGACCGAGGACGGCGAAGGCTATCTGAAGGTTCTAAAGAGTGGCACCAAACCCGGCGTCTACACGCTGGAAAGCTACAACCGCGCATTCGAGGACATCGTTGACGTGCGCCTCGCGTGGGTTGCTCCTGTCGCCATAGTGCGCCGCCCCATCTAACAAAACGCGGAATTATTTTCCACAAAACGTTTGACTTACCCCGATAGTGGAATTAAATTCCATCCCACAGCCGCACCACGCGGCGAGGGAGAGAGAGATGAGCATCTACCACCACAAGAGCGTCGAACTTGCCGGCGATGCGGACCTGAACGGCAGCGCGCATGTGTTCCTGCACGCCAACGGTGGCGTGTCGGTGACCATGCAGGCTGCATACGGTGCCGCGCACATGTCCATGCAGATCAACGCTGACGGCCTGCGCGCCTTTGCCAAGCTGCTGACCGATGCGGTCGAGGCACTGCCCGTCAAGGTAGAGGAGGCCGCGTGATGAGCGATGATTTCACCCCCTGCGACGTAGAGCCGCCCTGCGATGTGCGCGAGATATTCGCCACGCTCGTTGCGGCCCGCCAGCGGTTCAATGACGCCAAGGTCACCGACCTGACCGACTACCGGCGCAAGCGGATCATGGAGCAGCAATTGGGCCACGATTTGGCCAATGCGTTCCGGTCCATGGAACTGGCCAAGCCGGATGGAGACGCATCGTGAGCGATCTGGACGAATACCCGCGCTTCTCGACCTTGTACGAAAGCCGCGCCTATCGGGCACGCATGGCCGCGCTGGAGGCTGATGACGAGTTTATCGACGACCTGAACCGCGCCGAGAGCGAGGCCGACGACTTCATCCGCGAGCTGGAGACGCTGGCCGAGCAATCCGGCGACATGCATGAGGCCATCAAGCTGGTTCAGCAGGCCAAGGCCATCGTGGTGGCGCGGCGTCATATAGCGGAGAAGTGCCGGTGACTGAATGGATCAGCGTCAAAGAGCAGTTGCCGGAACCCGGCCGCAGAGTTTTGGTGTTCGACCCGAGGGCGGAATACCACTTTGCCGTGACCGTGGCCATCTACCGTGGGCACAGGCACGTGTTCGAGCGCGACCCGATGCGTAAGGTCATCATGCCCACTTATTGGACGCCGCTCCCCGTCCCTCCGGTGATGCCATGACCAGCGGCGACTGGAACGACACCATTACCCTGGCACTGCTGGCCGCGCTTATCGGCTGTGTGGCTTGGGGCGTCTATGGAGGTCACTTCGGATGAAACAGCAATGCTCAACCTGCAAGTGGTGGGACTATGATCGCGCCACCAAGACACCTACAGGCCGTCTTGCAAGATACACTCGCAGCGACTGTCTTTGGCCCGCGCCGACCACCGTTCTGCCCGACAGCATCACCAAGCAATATGGGTTTCGTCCTTACAAGCGAACCAGCAGGGACAAAGCGGATGGTGCCGAGTGCCCGTGTTGGGAGCCAAAGCCATGAACCGCCCACTCACGATCTCAGAGCGCCAGTCCCTCGCGGCATTTCGCGGCTGGCAGACCAGAAGGCACGGCAAGACCGAAACCCCGAAGTGTCCAGGCTGCGGTGAGCGCATCACCGGCAGTGTGGTCGAGCATCTCAAGCGCCGACACGTGGACCTGTACCAGCGGCGGGCGCGCAAACATGGAGATTTGATATGAACCGCCCCGCATGGTCCAAGAACGCCATCGCCAAGATCGACGGCAAGGAAGTGGTCGGCGTCATCGTCGGGCGCTGCTTTCACCACGGCGAGATGCACTACGATGTGCGCGTTGGGGCCAGCGTCATCCATGTGGATGTGCCTGAGAAGGATGTGAAACATGCTGATTGATGGCGTGTCATATGGTTTGAGCGCCGAGGCACTTGCAGAGCGCAAGGGCTTCATCAACGCCTCAGAAGCCCCGACGATTTGCGGCGGCGATGCCGAAAAGCGTCACCGGCTGTGGATGGAAAAGACCGGACAGGTCGAGCCGGAAGATTTGTCGGATGTGCTGCCGGTGCAGATGGGCAGTTACACTGAGCCGTTCAACGTCGCGTGGTTCGAGAAGGTCACCGGCATGAAGGTGACCGGTCGCCAGGATGTTCTGCACAACGATTGGCTGCGCGCCACGCTGGACGGCAGGGTTGAATACAACGGTGAGACGGCGATCTTTGAGGCCAAGCACATCGGTGCGTTCTCGAAGGTCGATGACGCCGTACAGCGGTATCTCCCGCAAGTTCATGTGCAGATGTACCTGACGGGTGCGGGGCGGGCGATCCTGTCGATCCTGCATGGCACGCAGAACTACGAGTGGGTGATGGTCGAATGGGATGATGCCTATTGGGCTTCGGTCCTGAAGGCGCTGGAAGATTTCCGTGATTGCGTGGCGTTCAACGTCCCGCCATCGGACGCGCCGGTCATCGCTGCCAAGCCGACCACGTTCAAGGTCTACGATATGACCGGACAGAACGAGTGGGCGTCATACGCTGCCGACTGGATCGCCAGCAAGGCTGCTGCCGACACTTTCAGGGCCGCTGAGAAAAACATCAAGGCTCTGGTGCCCGAGGATGCCTCCGAGGTTGCCGGCCACAACATCATCGTCAAACGCTCCAAGGCGGGCGCTTTGAGCATCAGGAGTGCAGCATGAACGACATGACACCTATTGCCCCGGTGAAGATCGGGCAGCTTGCTAAGGCTCTAGCCGCCGCACAGGCGCAGATGAAGCCCGCCGCGAAGGACGCCAGCAACCCGCACTTCAAGTCCAAGTACGCGGACCTGGAAGCGGTGAACGAAGCCGCCCGCGTGCTGGCCGAGAACGGGATCGCCATCATGTGCGTGCCCGATGGCTGGTCCGAGAACCGGATCGTCATCCGCGCCATGCTGGTCCACAGCAGCGGCGAGAGCATGGAGGGCCGGCTAGAGATGCCTGTGAGCCAGCCGAACAACCCGCAGGCTGTCGGGTCAGCGTTAACCTACGCCCGTCGATATGCCGTCTCCGCGCTCGCCAACATCGCCACATCGGACGATGACGGCAACGAGGCCGCACAAGGGTCTACCGCCGAACCCAAGAAGGCCCAACCACGCGCCGTGCCAGGCACCCCCTCGCCTGAGCAGCAAGCCGCCCCCGAAAGCACGGATAAGGGAGCGGCAGGGCCTTCGCCGGCAGCAGTCAAGTTCACCGACGCCCTGGTGGCGGCGATGGGCGAGCCGGCCACCCTCGGCGGTGTGTTCTCGATCCTCAACGAGAAACACGGCGTGATCGACATTAACGACGAGGGCTGGGTGCTGGAGGCCGGCTCCAAGCTGATCAAGCTGCGCGACACCGCCCCCGACCAGTTCGCCCGCGTCCAAGCCGCTTATGAAGCACGAAAGGCCCTCTAATGAGTTATCAGACCCTCATTGTTCTCGGAAACGTCGGCAAGTCCGAAATCCGCACCACAACCAACGGCACCAAGGTTGCGTCGTTCTCCGTCGCTGTCAGCGAAAAGCGCAAGGGCGAAGACAACACGACATGGTTCAACTGCATTGCGTTCGACAAGACGGCGGAAGTGGTTGAGCGGTATGTCCAGAAGGGCAGCAAGGTGTTGGTGCAGGGCCGCATCGCCACCCGCTCGTATGAGAAGGACGGCGAGACCAAGTATGTCTGGGAGGTCGTGGCTGACCGTCTGAGCCTGGAAAGCCCGAAAGAAAGCGGCGGAAACCACGCGCCGCGTGACGATCTGGACGATGGGTCGGAGATTCCGTTCTGATGACCAGCATCCAGAAAGCGACGATCTACGCCGACGAGGCGCTTTTGCTTCGTTGGGGCGACAGCAGCACCAACGGGCGCACCATCACGCTCCAACTCCACGAGAGCGAGGAACAGCACCCCTTCCGTGGCCTGCCCAGCGGCAAGAACGGGCAGCGCGTTATGATCGCCGTCACCCTGATTGGTGATGACGAACAGCCTGCGGCACCCGAGGATGTAAAGCGGGACAAGTCGCCGGCCGACAAGGCGATTGCGAAGGCGCATGTACTGGCCGGAACCGCCGACTTTCAACGGTGGCTGATCCCCACGATGCCGCATCACGATTATCGGCCTGACGAAACAGAGGCCGTCACCATGGACAAGCTTCGCTACCGTGTGGGGGTCAAGTCCACCACCGAGTTCCGCACCGACCCCGAGGCGCTGAAACGCTTCAGCGATCTGTGCTTCGAATACGAGCATAGGGGGATGATCCGCTGATGAACGCCTACAACCCCAAGCACCCCCGCGTCGTGGACGGCGAGTACACCCAGCACCTGCGGAACCAGCCGTGCCTGTTCAGCGGCTACGAATACTCGGAGATGGGCGGTCAGGGCGTGGACCCGGCGCACATCAGTTTCGGGAACTACGCCCGAGGCATGAAGGCGAGCGACTGGAACTGCATCCCGCTCCGTCATGACATCCATCTTGAGTTCGACAAGCGCCAGGCTGCGTTCACACAGGACGTATTTGCCGAGGATCAGTTTCTCCGAATGGATGCGCTGAAGGCTCTGGCGCAAATCCGCTACCTGCGCTGGGCGCTGGACACCGGGAGAGATGTGGAAGCGGCGCTTAGGGAGATAGTCGGCTGATGGGCATCCGCGCCGACATCCCGAACTGGCCGAGGGGGCTTTCCGAGGAGGAGGCCGCTGCCTATGTGGGTGTCGGCGTGACCACCTTCCGCGAGGAGGTCGGCGCCGGTCTGTGGCCCGCACCGGAACGGCGCGGCAAGAAAGGCGGGCGCAAAGTATGGGACCGCGAGGAGATTGACCTTGCCTGGAACCGCCGCAAGAAACTTAATAACAAGCCTGATCCGCTGCTGGAAAGGGCGAGGGCATGGGCACCGTGAAGATTCGGCATCTGATCCGCAAGGGGGCCGGCTGGTACTGGCAGCCGTCAAGGACGGCGCTTGCTGCTGGATTCCGCGCTGAGGCGCTTGGCCGGAACCAGGCCGAGGCGATCCGCCGCGCCGAGGAACTGAATGCCGCGCTTGATGCCGAGCGTCAGGACGACGCGCCCGCCAGGAAAGACACCGTGGCGTGGTTGATTGGGAGATACCGGGCGGATCATGCCTTCACCAGCAAAGCGCCGAAGACGCGGCGCGGCTATGACCAGTGCCTTGACTTGATTGAGCGGTTCTGCGGTGACTTCCGCATTGAGCAAGTCACCGCACCCGGCGTGAAGGAATGGTATCGGGCGCTCTACAAGAACCCATGGCAGGCGAACGCCGTCATGCGCGTGTTTCGCATCCTGATGAAGTTTGCCATGAGCGAGGGCAAGCTGGCCGTGAATCCGCTGGCCGGCATAGCCATCCACGGGCAGGCGCCGCGCGATCAGGTTTGGGCGCAGGAGGAGGTTGATGCTTTCATCGCCGCCGCGCTCGACCTTGGTATGCCATCAATGGCGCTGGCTGTTCGGCTGGGTTACGATACCGGGCAGCGCGAAGGCGACGTTCTGGTGGCGACCAGCGGCCAGGTGAAGGTCGGCAGCATCGAGGTCAAGCAACGCAAGACCGGCGCGCTGGTGAACGTGCCACTAACACCGGACGCTATGCGTGCCATCAAGACCTGGGGCGGCGACGAGACGCTGGTGGTCTGCGAGGCGACTGGCGCGCCCTACTCCGAGCATCTGTTCAGAAAGAAGTTTGCCGAGGTTCGCGCCAAGGCTGGCGTCCGAGCGTCTATCCAGTTCCGCGATCTACGCCGAACGGCTGTGGTGCACATGGCGCGAGGCGGCGCTACGCGGGAGACAATCGCGGCGGTCACCGGCCACACCGTGAAGTCGATAGCGACGATTATCGAGACGTATCTACCGAGGGATTCGGAGATGGCCGGCATTGGAATTACCGCCCTGTCGGCGTACCGGAAGAAGGCGGCAGTTGGAAAACGAAAATGAGCGAGTTGGAAACTTGGTGGGCATGCAAGGACTCGAACCTTGGACCCGCTGATTAAGAGTCAGCCGACAATGGCGGATTTCTGCGGGTTTTCCACCGCGTTCGCTATGTGTTCGCGCACTAGCCGTCAATGGGTTAGCAGGCGAGTTGGAAACAACGCTGTTCCAGATGAACAGGTAAATCTCAACGAAATCAACGGCGTTTGTCACGGCCCGGTTGGCGGTTCGCGCCATGGGGCAGCATCTAAGGTCGCCCGTGCCACCGTGGAGGTGTGCTGATGGTAACCGACGCAGACTTTGGCTACCCAGCTTGGCGCGGCTACATCGAGTGGGTTTACAGGCAGCTTGACGCCCAGAAGCAGTTCACGGCAGACACTGGCATTGCATGGCCCAACAAGCCCGCCACCAGATTTGAGGCGATGATCGACAAGGCTACCGGCTATGCGGACAAGCACGCCGAAGCGTTCGTTCTGTGGGCGTCGGAGCAGTACGGCATTCAGTATTGCCCTCCATCCGTTCAGGAGGCTTTGTCGCGCCATGGCGCAGCATCTGCTGCCGGTCGTGCCACGGGGGCGCGGTGATGCGCTACCTGTCCGTATGCTCCGGCATCGAGGCCGCGACGGTCGCATGGCATCCGCTCGGCTGGCGGGCCGCAGGCTTCGCCGAGATCGACAAGTTCCCGTCTGCCGTTCTGGCACATCATTATCCCGCCGTCCGTAACTTCGGCGACTTCACCACCATTGAGGAGACGGACGTTGGAGCAATCGACCTTCTTGTGGGTGGAACCCCCTGCCAGAGTTTCAGCGTCGCCGGCCTGCGCGGCGGACTGGGTGACCACCGTGGCAACCTGGCCCTCGAGTTCTGTCGGCTTGCTCTTCGAACACGGCCCCGCTGGCTGGTTTGGGAGAACGTCCCCGGAGTCCTGTCGTCAAACGGAGGACGGGACTTTGGCTCCATCCTCGGGGCGCTGGCAGAGTGCGGGTATGGGTTTGCCTACCGAGTTCTTGACGCTCAGTATTTCGGACTGGCCCAACGACGCAAGCGTGTGTTCGTTGTCGGATATCTTGGAGACTGGCGACCTGCCGCAGCGGTTCTATTTGAGCGCGAAAGCCTGCGCGGGGATCCTGCGCCGCGCCGCAGCACGGGGCAGAGAGTTGCCGGAACCCTTGAGGCTCGCGCTGGAACAGGCGGCTATGACCCCGGCGCGCATGGAGCGGCCAGCGGGCACCTGATCGCGGCTGACCTGCACCCGACGCTGCGGGCTGGCGGCAACCGTACTGGAGGCCACCGACCGCCTGGCACGGACGTTGATACGATGGAAGGGCTGATTGCCTTCCCGCAAAACCTCTCGGGAACGCAATGCGCCACGACGGCCGACCTGGCCCCCTCGATGGGCGCGAAAAACCCGACAGCCATCGCCTTTGACACCACCCAGATCACCAGCGCGTCGAACTACAGCAACCCGAAGCCGGGCGACCCGTGCCATCCGCTCGCGGCGGGCGCGCATCCGCCGGCTGTGGCCTTCGAGTCCCGCTACGCCCGCAACGGACGCGGCGCGCCTGACACCATCGTCCCGCCGCTCAAGGCGCAGTCGGGTGAAACCGGCAAGGGTGATGCGGCGCCGCTGGTGGCCTATTCCATCATGCCGCAGAACAGCGGCAAAGACTTCAAGGCCCGCGAGGTAGACGGTGCCCAGCCGCTGATGACCAACCCGGTCGGCGGCAACCAGGGCGGCGACTATGTGATGCAGCCGGCCATTGCGTTCAAATCCGGCCAGTCCGAAGCGGCGGGCGGTGCGTTCGTCACAGAGGAATACTCGCCAACGCTGCAAGCCGTGAACAACGGCAGCACTGCCGTTCCGTCTGTCATGCACGCCATGGCCGTCCGCCGCCTGACGCCGCGCGAGTGCGAGCGCCTGCAAGGCTTCCCTGACGACTACACGGCGGTGCCGTATCGCGGCAAGCCTGCCGCTGACGGGCCTCGATACAAGGCGCTGGGCAACTCCATGGCGGTGCCGGTGATGCGGTGGCTGGGCACTAGGATCCAGATGGTGGACGAAATGATGAAACAGGAGGGATGAGATGAGCGACAAGACCAAGAAGATTCTGCAACTGATGCACGAGACGCCGAAGCACATCTGGCGGAAGGGGTATATGCGCGAAAGCGACTTGGGCCGCGTGTCGCACGCATACCTACAGCAGATGTACGATGATGGGCTGATCGACGGCGTTGGTTTGCGTGACGACAAGGGCACCGGCAACTACAAGGAATCACGGCTGTGGAAGATCACCGAGAAGGGTATGGACGCGCTGTTTGGGGATAAGCCATGAGCGACGACCTGATCGCACGACTGACAGACGGGGAGCGGTGGGACGGCGACAACGCCGCGGTGCTGGTGTCCCTCGCGGACGAGGTGGTGCGGCTGCGGGAGGCGCTGGGCGCGGTGGCGGGACAGAAACTGGCCCGCGAGATGGACGAGGAAATGTACGACAGCGCTGACTTCGAAGGCGGCTATGAGGCTCTTGTGGAGAATGCCCGCGCCGCACTGGCTGGCGAACAGGGAGATAACCATGAGTGACGCGATAGCCGAAGCACGGCGGTTGCTGGCTGAGTACGGCTACATAATGCACCCTGCTGCCAGAGCAGCCCTATCCAACCTCCTGTCCCACGTCGAGCGCTTGACCGCCCACCGAGTACGGAGTAGCTGTCCGATAAGGACTAACTGAGGGAGAGGATGATGGACGAACTGGACAAGCGAGCGTTCGCGGCATTGATGGATTGCGTCGGCCTGATCACCGGAGCCATTAGTGGGAAAGATCAAATGGACGCCATTGTGCAAGAGGCCGGCGTAGTACTCGACCTGCTTGCCGAGCGTTCCACGATGCCGCCAGCGCGACCGCACTAGCCCCACTGACAATCCTGTTGGGGATGGGGGCTAGATGGTGGTAGGATGTGCGCTGTGCGCGAAAAGGAAGCGGCTAGGGGCCGACACATGTGCCCATCACCTAGTCAGAAGGTGTTCGCTCGGTAATCTGACCCGCACCCCTCACTGGTTATTCACCGCCCGCGCTGCCTCATACGCATCCACAGCCCCACGGCGGGATAGTTCGCAGTCAGCCAGCGCCTTCATGTGATACCTGTTCGCCGACCAGATCAGCGCAGGGTCATCGCTGCCCAGCACCTTGATCTCCTGACAGGGCGCTGACACTGAGGCCGGAAGCGGTGGCAAGTTCACGCGCGAGTTGATCGTTTGCCCACCACAGCCGGTAAGGAGGGCGGCAGTCAGGATTAGCGAGATAGAAAACAGCAGCCTCGCCTTGAATGACGGCAGCATATCGGTCCTCCGCTTTCTTCGTGTTGGCCTTGCCTGCGGTCACGGATGCGTCAATCGCGTTGATGTCGCCCACCAGCGCCCAGCTATCGGCTTGCGCCTTAGCCTCTGCGGCCCGCTGGGCGGCTTCGTACTCAGCGCGCACCTTTTCCTCGCGGCTGTCCCCGATGGCGTCCACGACCCACCAGCAGGCAAGCAGGACGGCAAGCGCGGCGGCGCCGTACATGAACCAGCGCCAGGGCAGGGTTTTCAGGGCGAGCGGGATGGCAAAGGGGATCATGCGGAAGTGTTGCCGGTGTGATGCAGCTTGATGTTGCGGTTGCTGCCGAAGGGGATGCCCTCGACCTTGACCAGCACGCCCAGCGCCTTGGCGACGTAGTGGATGATGGCCAGTTTCCACGCCGGGGCGTGGCTGATCAGATTGGCGTTGATCATGGTTTTCTCCTTGTTTGTTGCGGTGGCGATGCTCACCTCACCCTCCGTAGTTGTAGCCGCTGCCGCTTTCATCCTCGCCGTAGGATTCACGACGACGCGGGCGGATGCGGGTGTCCTCGAACACGGCCCCGAACACGTAAGACCCGATGACGGCGCCGGCGAGCGCATAAGCCGACATGGCCAGCGTCTCGTTAAGCCGGGTGTCCTCGCCCCTGAACGTCAGGTAAGCGACCTGCATGGCGCAAAACACCAGCGTGGCGTGAATGATCCGTCGCCGGACCTTCCATGTGCCCTGGCGCGGGTCAGTCGCCATAGAACTTCCGATAGGCGTCCAGATATTTCAGGGGGGTTGCCTTGCCGGCCTCGGTGTTAAACACCTTCTTGGCCAGCGCCGCCATGCCTTGCAGCGTCTCCGGGATCGGATCTGGGCGGCGAAAATAGTGCACCCTCGCCATGATGCAGGCATAGGGCAGGCATAGCATCAGCGCGTCCTTGGGCGTCAGCGCGGGCGGGCGAAGTTCCTCGACGCGGTTGAACATCTCCGGGCGCTTCGATCGCATCCACGCCAGGTGATCGTCCAGCGTAGCCGGCTCCATCTGCCAGGCACCTCGAGCTGGGCCGGGGTTCTGTTTCAGGAACCGCCCGAGGTCGCTTTCATGCGCCGCCGTCATCAGCAGCAGCGTCACCGCCTTCTCGCTGAACGGGATGGGCTTGAAGCCTTGCAGGGTGGCGGTTACGAAGTCTTTAAACTGGCCGGGATGGTAGCTCATATCTCGTCACACCCCAGAACCCGATAATCCCGCCCGGTGACGCGCCGGTAGTCCTCACGGAGTTCCTCCAGCCGTCTCAGGGTTGCAGGCTTGGCGGCAGCGTCATCCTCCCGCATCGCCCGGCACTGCTCGCGCTTGGCGTCGTAGATGTCCCGCTCAATCAAGCGGGCTTGGATGTCGTTCGTTGCCTGCTGGACCTGGGCGATTTCTTGCGCGGACGCGAAGCCGCTGACGCCGTAACTTTCCAGACTGCCGGTTGCCGCCAGCGCGAGGCCGAGGATTGCCGACGTGGTGATAATCATGGAGCCTGCCATGTGTTTCTGCCATCGATTGAGGTGTGGATCCTCATGGGTCGGTGGCCAGAGCAGGCTGAATAGCCATTTCAGGGCCTCCATCGTGCGTGCCGCCCATGAGCGTTGTTGTTGCCGGCCATCGTCTGCTCCTCTTATTCAGGAGGTTGAAATTCCGCCATCTGTTGCCCAACTGGCGGTTAATCATTTCGTGTAGTAGGGAATAATTCGGTCAGTGCCGTTCAAAGTAACGACAAGGTAGCCCACCGGATTGGCGGTCAGCGCAGACGCGGCACCATTGGCCCCAATGGTCGTCTGAGTTGTCAGCGCCGTCCCCGATGAACCAAGGGCCAGCGTGTTTGCAGCCGCTGTTGCACCAGCGCCGAGCGCAAGGCCACCGGACGCCGCCACAGCAGCATTGCCCACCGCCGTTGCATTGGCGGTGCTTGTTGCCGCCCCGTTGGCCGTATTGCCGATAATGGTGTTTCCATCGCCCGTGGTGATCGCCAAGCCCGCCGATCTGCCCACCGCCGTGTTGGTTCCACCCGAGGTCGCCGCGCCAAGGGCATTGTTGCCGATGGCGGTGTTCTGGTTCCCGGTGGTCACCGCATCGGCTGCCGCCCTGCCAACCGCCGTGTTCCCCTGCCCCGTGGTCATCGCCGCGAGAGCGCCTTCACCAACAGCCGTGGCGCCCTTGCCCGAGGTCGCTGTGATGGTTGCGAGCGCGCCGTTTCCGATGGCCGTGTTGCCTTCATCGACGTTGCCGCCGTCCGAAGTGGCGAACGATCCCAGCCCGACGCCCAGGTGCTTGTAGGTGGCGTTCTCACGGGCATAGAGCGCCGTGGTCATCAGCTCGAACTGCGTTCCGTCGTAATAGACCATGAACAGACTGCCCGAGATGATTTCCCCACCCTTCAGCGCAGTCCCGCAGAGCTGTATGGCCTTGGTCCCGAGGGCGTTGACGTTGAGCGTTACCGCGCCCGTATTTGTTGCGCCCGCCAGGATCACGAACCCCTGACCGGCGGCGTATGCGGTGGCGGCTGGTGACGCGGTAACCGTGATGGCGTTTGCCGTGCCGCCTGCGGCGTAGTACGGGCACTTTCCGGTGTAGGCATCGGCCACGAACGCGGCGATCTGCGCCATCAGTTCCCGCGCCGCATTGTTCACCAGCGAGGGCAACTGGTTTTCGTCAAACCCCAGCCCGACGCCGGTCAGAGCGTTGACGTTGGACGCGGCTGTCGTGGACCAAGCTTTGATGGCCATGGGTTACCTCTTGAACGGTGGGTTGCAGGCGCGCATATTCCAGCGATGTGGATACTCGCCAGATTGATTGTGGGAGTCGTCGCGGTGGCCGCGATATTCGGGCTTAACAGGGTGTTTGGGTGAGCCTGGAAGCGTTGGCGGTTCTGGCGGCTGTAGCGGCCCTGCCCCTTTACATTCTCGTCAAGGCTGTCTGGTCAGTCCATCGCACCGGGAAGAATCGTGCCGGCACCTACACCCCCAGCACTGCCGATGTATGGACGCCGAGTGAGGACGCCAGTTTGCCGGAGGTTCTGGACACCGGCATTACGGAGGAGTTCCCGCAAGTCAGCCGGGTCGGTTCGCGTGAGGATGTCAGCCAGCTCCGCGCGCGTTATGGCCGCAGCTTTGTCCGTGGCGTCCTTGCCTCCCGAAAACAGCAGCCTCGCAGCGTTGAGGTAGCGCCCACCCTTGACGTTAAGCCCGACATCAAGAAGGTTCGATAGCCCTTCAAGGTTGGTGTCGTCAGCGAGGTTGGCGGCGGTCGGCGATCCGGTGTTGATCCGGTTATAGGTGGCCGTGGTCGCGGCCTCGTCACCGAGCGTAGCGATCAGGTTGTCCAGCCCTTCCTCGCCGCCGAACAGCTTTGCGAGGGCCTTGCGCTTCTTCGGCGTGCCCACCAGGAACTTGGCCTTGTCGGCCCCGTCTACCTTGCTGTCCAGAGAGTTGGCGAGTGCCGAGCGCACGCCGAGTTTGTACTGCTCCAACTCAGCAGGCGTCATTGCCTGCGTCTCGGCTGCGATGTCATCGGCGGAACGGTTGATTGCCCGCGAACCCTTCCGCAGCGCCTCGGCCATGGCGGCATCGCCAGCGTATTCCTTGAGCGCGTCCCCGTAAGTGGGGTTTACCCTTTTCAACTCACTGACAAATAGTGCCCGGACGTTGTTGGTGGCCCTTTCGTTGTCGGTGTTGAACACCAGCTTTCCGGTCGTTTTATCGCGGGATTCCTCCACGACATCGTCAAGGCCACGCTTGACATAATGAAGGGTGCGCATTCCCGGAACGCCATCCAAAATGACATCGCCCTGATCGTTCAGGTTGAACCCAAGAACTGTCGGATCGTCCATCTCATTCTGCGCAATGGTGACTGCGTTCTTCAACGCCTTCTTTCCCGCAGGGGTGGCGAGCAACCGACCGAGGGTAGACCCCGGCTCTGTGGTCCAAGTGACGGGGGCTTCTTCAAAAGCCTTTTTGAACAGCGGTCCTGATTTATTTCGAGCCGACTTGATCAGCGCATCCGACGCCTCGCGCACGTTCGTCGTGCCGCCGAGATCACGGCTGATAGCAGACTGGATGCGCTCCGTCTGGCCTTCCTGCCGGCTAATGACCGCATCCCGCATGAGAGTCCGGGCGTCACCGGGCTTGCGCGACAGGCTGGACGCCAGCCCGCGAAGGTTGTCACCAGCGTCCGACAGCGACATGGGCACGCCACGCTTGCGCGCTTCGTCCAGAATAGCGCCCGCCTCGGCAGGGGAAAGTCCGTCCTGCTGCATTGCGTTCACAAGGATCTTCTCTGCCTCGGACACGCTCTTGCCGCGCAGCTTATCTGCTCCCTTGGTGACCAGACCGCCGATGTACTCGGTAGCTTTGGGCAGAAGGTAGCCGGCCAACGCACCGAACCCGGCGCCCGCAACCCCGCCAAGAGCCGTGTCAAATGCCTGCTCACCCGCAGAACCGCGCGACTGGCCGAACCCGGACACTGCACCACTGACCGCGCCAGCCGACGCACCAGCCCTTACCGGGCTCATGGCCACGCCAGCAACCGGAGCGCCGCCCAGCAGGTTGACGGGAAGCGTGGCCCAATCCTTGCCGGGGTTGGCTTCCTTGTAAGCAGCCTTGTCCGCGTCCCGCTGCGCCAGTGCGTCGTCGTAGGTCTGATCCCCAAAAAGCGACTGAGCGCCGGCAGCGGCCTTGTCCGACAGTCCCATGGTCATCTTGCTGGCGGCAAGGTCCGTCAGGCCATATCCGCCGATAGGGTTGCCCGTCAGGATGTTGGTGAAGCCCTCGGGTTGAGCGGTTGGCGCCTCAGGCACGGCCACATCCATGGACGGCGCAAGCAGCCGGTCAGAATACTTCTTCCGCTCAGTAGGCTCATCAGTGGGTGCGGAGAACAACCTGTCAGACCATGATGACATCAGATGCCAAACTCCCGCTTGAGTTGCTGTTCAACGACCTGTTCAATCTGCCGCTCATCGGCGCCAGGATTCGACTTGCGGACCTGTTCCGCGATCTCGTCGCCGCGCTTGTCGATCACGCTGCCCATGCTGCCCAGCGGAATGGAACTCGGCTGAATGCCCTTCTGCGTCGTGTAGATGCGGCGAGCCTCGACTTCTTTCAGCGACCGGATGGTGCCGTCCAGCTTGGACTTGAACTGCGTCGGGCTGTCGCCATCGGTCAACCCCTGTCCGGGGTTTGGCAGGCTCGCAATGATGCGGTCGGCTTCCTGCACACCCATGGCCGCGCCCGTCAGTTCCTTGATCCGCAGGTTCAGGTTGTCGATGGCCTCGCGCTTGTATTGGGTAAAGTCCTGAAGCACCTTCTGGTCTGCCGGGTTGACATCAATGCCCAGCTTTTCCTTGCCGGCGGTGACCGCTGCGCCGAGACGGGTGCCAAGCTGCTGATATTCCGGCTTGAAGCCCCGAGCGATGGAATCCAGCCGCGCAATGCCGTCCTGCGCGTTGATGATGTCGCCCTGCACCCTCGTCTGGTTGCTGCTGGTCAGGCCGGCGGATTCGCCGTAGACGAACTCCGTGGAGCCGTCCGGGTTGGTGCGGACGCTGAACCCCGGCTGTGCGCGGTCGGGCTTTTCATACGGCGTCTTGCCCTGGGCGTTCTCGGCGCTCTCGTAGACCACCTCACCGCCCTTGCCGACGATCTTGTACAGCGCACCGAGTTCCGGCTTCTTCTGCCCGCCGAGCGGCCTGTAGTCGGACGGGTCGCTCTCGTTGTACATGATTTTCTGCTCGCGCCCGCTGTCGTCGTACATCGACCCGAGCTGCCACTTGACCTTGCGGCCCTTCTCTTCCTCGTTCATCAGCTTGCGGACTTCAAGCTGATTGGAGAAGTCCTGCTGCGCGCCTTCGCGGTCATAGGCCCGCCGCTGGTCCTTGCGCTCGTTGGCGTAGGACAGCGCCTGCACCACCGGGTTGTCGAACGCCTTGCCGATGCCCGCTCCCAAGTCCTTCATATAGTCCACCTGACCCCTGTTCATCTTCAGGCCGAAGGGGACATTCATGGGTTCGTTGGGGTCGTAGGCGCCCTGCATCTGCGGAACCGGCGGCATGTCCATCTGGGGCGGCATCTGCTGCGGCATAGGCTGCTGCATCTGCTCCGCATAGCGCGGGTCATTGGGCCGACCGAACATGCCGAATGCGAGGGACGGATACATGAAAGGGTTCATCGGATCACCTCAGGCTCAGGGTGTTGCCGCCGTAGGAACTCATCGGCATCATGCCGTAGTTCATCAACGAGAATGGGTTAGCCCCCGCACCGCCCATGCTCATGCCGCCCATGGATGGCATGAACTGCGAGAAGCCGGAAGACATGCCGGCCATACCAGCGCCCCCCGAACCCATGCCCGACGACATTGCGCCAATGCCCGACATTGCGCCGCCGATGCCGCCCGCAATGCCGTTCAGGAGACCGCCGCCCTCTTTGGTCACGGACGTGCCGTTGAGCGTCTTTGTGCCGCCAAGCCCGGCAATCGAGCCGACCGTGTTAAGGTACTGGTCGAGCGCCGCATAGGGCGCCTGGTTGTTCTCGTACTGGAACCGGGCCTGCGCCTCCGCAGCCTTCGCCGCCGCAAGGGCGTCCTTCTGCGCGCCGACCTGACCCAACATCTGGCTGTCCAGATACCGCGCCTGATCCAGCGGTGCTGCGTTGTTGGTCGCGTTCAGCATGTTCTCGCGCTCGCGGCTGTAGGCGTCGTTCAACGCACCCGCAGCGCCCATCACGTTGCCGATGTTCTGCTGGCCGATCTGCGCCTGCAAACCAGTGCCCGAGAGCGCCGACTGGAACTGGTTTCCTGCACCAGCCGAGAGCGCATTGGCCGCGCCGGTCTGCGCCTGTATCTGGTTTGCCGCACCCGTCCCGAGGCCCGCTGCGCCCTGATTGAGCGCATTGAGGCCGAACTGGTCCGAGAACTGCTGGTTGCCCTGTAGGCCCTGCGCGCCCGACAGAAGGGCTTGCAGGTTGAACGCATCGGCGTTCTGGCCCGATGCCTGCAACGCGCTGCCAGCGTTCAGGAGGGCGTTCTGGTTGAACTGGTCGCCGAATTGGGACTGGTTCTGAATGCCGGAAGCGCCCTGCGCCAGATTGGACGCGCCGAACTGGTCCGCGAACTGGTTTATGCCAGCCGTCCCCGCCGCTCCCGCTTGTGCGTTCTGCGCCGCGAACTGGTCCGCGAACTGGCGGATGCCCTGCTGCCCCTGGGCGCCGGCAAGCGCCGCGTTCATGCCGAACTGGTCGCTGAACTGCGCCTGCCCGGTGAGGCCCTGTGCGCCGGCAAGGGCAGAGTTGACGCCTGCCTGCGCGCCCTGGAATTGCTGTCCAAGGTTGTTGAGGCGCTGGGCTTCCATGCCCGCCGCGCCCGTGGACATCGCCTGCAAGTCCCGAGACGCCCGGTTCTCGCCAATGCCCGCCATCTGGCCAGCCGCGCTCAACTGACGGCCCATGTTGTTCTCATAGGCAGAGCCGAGCATCTGCGTCGCCGCGTCACCGATCTCGCGCCCGAGAACCTGCTGATTGGCGCCCGAGCCGTAGCGGTTGCCGGCGCCGAACATGGAATTGACGCTGTCGGAGATCCGCCGCGACTGGATGTCGAGCATGCCCTGCAAATACGGGTTGCTGTTCACATCCGACAGCGAGCCGTTGGCAAACGGCGTCAGGTAATCCGCCATGGCCGCACTGGACGGGTCGGTGTACTGCCGGTTTGCCAGTTGCTCGTAGGTGTTGGCGCCTTGATTGAAGCTGCCCTGCGCGAAGTCGCCAAACACCTGCGAATTGGGGTTGGTCCCGTTTGCCAAGCCGGAATAGACGCCTCCGTCAGGGTTGGCTGTGGCGCTCATGCCGCCGATGTTGGCGTACTGGCCCATGCCCGACTGGTCGGCACGCATGCCCCCCAGGTTGGCGTACTGGCCGAGGGCGCTGGTGTTGGCCTGCGTGCCCGCCAGTTGGCCGTACATGTCGATTGCGCCCTGCCCTGCCGTCTGACCGCCCGCTGCGGTGAAGTAGGGGTTGCCAAGGCTCTGAGCCTGCATCCCGGACGCCTGACCGAACAGGCCCGATGAGTTGTCGCCGGCCTGCATTCCGGCCATCTGGCCATAAAGACTCTGCGACGGGTCGTTGTAGCCCTGACGCATCAGCGCGTTGTTGAAGCCCATGGCCGGGTCGTTGTAGCCGCCCGCGAGTTGCCCAGACATTCCGGTTGCGGGGTTCTGCGACCCACCGCCCGCGATGCCCGCAAGCGCCGCCGTGCCGGGAGACGAGTTGAGGTAATTGCCCGAGATGGTGTTCTGCACAGCCGTCTGCGCTGCCGGGATCAGGCCGGTCGGGGTCTTCGAAAGGTCCGTGATCTGTTTCTGGGCGGCAGTCGTCTGCGCCGAGGCATTCGGGACCGCCGAAGGGCCGAACGACGGTCGCGGGTTAGCTTGGTACAGCGCCTGCGACGAACTCAGTATCTCGTCCAGATACGGGATCGTCGGCTTGTACGGCTCGGCAACGGTCGTTGCGTTGGTCGTGGTCTTGGTCTTCTTGCCAGCGGCACCGGACAGCGCCCCGCCCGCAATTGAACCAGCTAGACCAATGGCGGGGAGTGCCATAGGCATCAGACAGCCCTCCTGTAAGTGGCTTTGTCGCCGTTGCGTTCCATGTCGTAATCCTTCAGGAATTTTGCCCAGCCCAAGCGGGCGTCATTGATGACGACTTGCCTGGCACCGTTGTGCCTTGCCCAGCGTTCCGTAGTTTTCAGAAGTTCCTGCATCCACCCGCCGGCGCCGGAACCGGCCATGGCAAAGATCGTGGCATTGTTGTCAACTACCTGCGTTCCGAACGTCGCCACCGGGCGAGCCTCATCGGGCGCCCATACGATCCAGAGGCGAGCCATCTCCGTCAGGAACACGCCCCGGAGATATTCGGGCGTCACCGTCGTTCCTTCGCAGCCCTTGCGGAAAAGCGGGACCACCAGCGGCCAGACCTGAGCAACATTCTCCGTGGGGATCGGCACTATGCCGAATACCACTTGCCCGCCCCGTCAGAGAACAGCGTGCGCCGTCCGTAATTGGTGGAGATCACCAGCGTATTCGCGCCGTTGATGGTGTCCGTTCCGCCTCGCGTGATGGTGATGTTGTTCGCTCCCGCGTTGCCGCTGTCCTGAATGATGACAGACCGCCCCTTGGGTGTGCCGGTCGGTAGGGTCGGCGTACACGCCCCGCCCGAGGTGTCGCACAGCACAAAGGTCCATTCCGCTTCCAACGTGACCGTGCCGGAAGTCTCTTTCCAGAACGGCAGGTAGACCCGGTTCAGCAGGTTGTTAATGGCGTCCGCGACGTTCCACACCCACCGAGCGAAAGCCGATGGCGTGTTGTCGAACCGGGATGCGATGCTCATCGGTCCCCGGTGTACTCAAATTCGATATCAACCCCCTGGGCGTGCTGCCAGAAGGTCTGCGACGGGATCGTGAGCCGCGCCCGGTGATACCTGCCATTCGAGCGCATGTTGCACTTGCCACGGTCGTTCATCACCGCTGCCGTCGTGTAAGTCGGGTCGCTGGCCTGCATGTAGCGCGAGCCGATTTCCACTTCACAGGTGGACACGCCTGCAACGAGAGGCCGCGCAGAAATCACCTTGGATGTGGTGTCGCCGCCCCATTCGGTCGTCTCGATAGTCGCTTCCAGCGCGAGGCCGTTGAAGAACCCGAACTTGTTGTTGCTGTCGAACCCGCCCAGGAGAACCGCGCCGGTCTGCCAGTAGACGCTATCGAGCGAGTAAGGCAGGAGGTCCAGATTGGTGGTGATGGCGTCCAGATCGTCCAGCGTGTAGCCGAAGGAATAGCCCTGCATCAGGAACTGCGCCGTTTGCTCGGCGTAGGACCATTTGTCCACAAAAGGGTTGTAGATTAGCTGGTGATTGGCCGCGCCCGAATTTCCCTGTCCCGGATATGACCACATGATGATGCCGAGAACCGGGTCCACGGACGCCGTGATGAGGTAGGTTAGCGCCCGGTCGCAGTCCGTCAGGAAGAAGTCGTTGACCCGCTGCGTGCCGATGTTCCGAACCGACACGCCGTCGCAGTACTCAAAGCCGTTGTCGGAGATGAAATACACACCCCCGCGATGCTCCACGATGGAACCCGCCGCCATGCAGCCAACCGAGTTCTCACCCGACACCAGAGGCGCGAACGAGAAGATCAGCGGACTGCCGGGCTGGTAGTCCATCCGCTGGATGGCCCGGCGCTGGAAGATCAGTCCGTATTCGCCGCCCACCAGGCCGAGGATCTCGCCGCCATCCGGCAGGATCTGGTCGCCGGCCAGCCCGACGCCGATGGTCCAGCTCGTGACGTTTCCCTGTGCACACCAGCGCAGCGCCGTCGAATCCGTCGAAAGGTTCCCCAGCACCAGGAACTGCTTCACGATGGCGATGTGGTGGGCAATCGGCGGCGAACCGGATAGCGGCTCAAAGTCCGTTGACGACCCGACATCATAATACTGGGTGGCGTCCGTCCCGTTGACCGCGACCACGTAGTCGCCGAAATCCACGAACCGCCATGCATCGTCCGTGGCGGTCGCGTAGGCAACGCCTGACGAGCGGGTGACCGTCTCCCATGTCTTCGCCGCCTGGAGCTTGTAGAGCGCCGTGGCGGTGCCGGCGAACACGTAGTTAGTTCCGTCCCGCTGGAAGCTGTAGGCACCCTTGGGAGCGGCAGCAAGGGCAGCGGTATATCCCGCCAGTGCTGCCAGAGGGCCGAACGTCCGCGCCTTCGGGACCACGTTGGTTGCGAGAGGCACGCCGGGGTTCTGAAAGTCAGGCTGATCCGGCAGGTAATCGGCAAACCCAAGGGTCTGCTTCATATGCACCACGCCTGAATGGTATTGGTTGAGGTCTTCATGTCGGCCTTGCGGCGCAGCGAGTTGTAGGCCGACGCTTCAGCCGTGCAGAGGAAGTCCATGCGGTTCAGAGCATAGCCTTGGGCCTCGGCCATCGCGCCTGCGTCCTGCAAGTAGTTCATCTTCACCGCCGCCTTGGCCCGAGCGCGGATTAGCGCCTCGCCCTCATTGGTCCAATCGTTCGTGTCCGCATCCGCCGAGAGCGCGGTCTGCGATCCGATGTAGGAGAACGTCAGCGTGTAGACCGCGTCGGGGATCGGATAGAGCCTGATCTGGCCCGCATAGAAGGCATAGCAGGACGGCTCCGCTTCATCCGTGCCGCTGTCGATCTTGTCGAGGTATTCGTAGGTCACGCGGCGCATGATCTCGTAATCGCCGCTGATGGTGATCTTGAGCGAATCCTCGTCCAGAAAATTGGACGGGACCGCCACATAGGGGATGTTCGCCACGGTCGAAGCCGTCGCCCTGATCTCGCTCCACGACCACCGCTGGTTCTCGTAATGGGCAATGGCCGTCAGAATTTCCAAACCAATCTGCGTCGTCAAATCGCTGCGGTCCAACTCGTCCGCAATGCGGGTTTTCATGTCGCCGAATGTGCTCATGTCGCCCTCCGGTGGTTAGGGGAGGCCGAAGCCTCCCCACCCCATTACTGGTCGTTGTCCGGGATGTAGCAGATGATCACTTCCGCCGTGCCGGCCGAGGCCGAGGCGGTCGAGGTCACCAGGCACTGAACGACAGTGTCGGACGCCACCAGCATGGTCACCGCTTCGTCCAAGGGGACGAGTGCGATGGTTGCCAGCGACCCGGAGGTCATCCACAGGTTCGTGCCGGAGTCGGTCGAGGGACCGATGTCCAGCACGTTGCTGCTGTTGCCGTTGAAGGCGACGTTGACGGAAACACCAGAGATGGCCTTGATCACCAGCGAACCAGCGGGAATGGTCCCGATGGTCACGGTGTCGCCGTCCATGGTGTAGTCGATCGACTTGCGCAGGTAGTGAACCTGCTGGGTCGGGTAGAGCCGGGCAGCGGTTCCGGCAGTTCCGGTAGGCATGTCCGTTTCTCCTTACGCTGAAGCAGCAGCGTAGGACGACACGACGAAGGTGCCGAAATCCACGCTGTTGTAGACGGTCTTCTTCAGACCCCAGATGAGGCCGCCGGCCACGCCAAGCTTGTTGCCGTAGTCGAACGACTTCTCCGTCCAGTTCGCCGAGGAAACGCCCTCGGTGCCCTTGCCGAAGCCGATGGCAGCCGCCTGCGCGCCGCACAGCACCGCACGGCGAACCGTGGTGATGGGCGTGCCCGAGTTGGTGCCGACCGGGATGCGGGTGGACTCGTGGAACACGACGCCGTTGTACTCGCCGAGGGCGCCCGTATAGATCGGGTTCTTCTTCGAGCCGTTGGCGGACAGCGCCGCCTTCTGGATGTCGAGCCACTGGCCGGTGGTGGTCGAGGTCCGCATGTCCCGCACCTGGTAGGGGTGCAGAAACATCACGTACTTCTCCTCGCCGTCCACCATGATCGGGCGGATCAGCGGGGTGGACAGCTTCACGCGAGTGACGACCTCGTCAACCCAGGTCAGGTTGAACGTGTCGCCGCTGTCGATCTGGCTTTCCGTGGTGGAGCCGGTCTCGGCGATCAGGAGCCGGGTCGAACTCGGCGCGATGGTCGCGTTGTGGCCGGTGTAGCGGGTGTCCGTCTGGTCGGTGACGCCGCAGATCTGGTTGAAGAACGCGGTATCGACGCGGCCGGCCATCCAGTCCTTCAGGCCGCTCATGGCCTCGTTGCGGACGCTGAACGGAACGCGCTGTTCCGACATCTTGCCGCCCGAGCGGACAGCGTGACGGAGCTGGTTGATGTAGACGGCGTCGCTGTAGGTGGTCAGCGATTCCTCGTTGCCCTCCAGGATGCCGTCGCCTTCGACGCCGTCACCCGCGAGCTGCATACGCAGACCGAAGGTGACCTTGTCGCCCGCGTTGGTGCCGAGTTCCTTCTTCTTGTGGATGAGGGAATCCGCGCTCTCGCCGATGAACTTGCCGATGTAGGTCTGCTTGAGAACTTCCGCTTCAAGCTTCTTCGCCCACAACTGTACGGCAAGTGAGTCGTTCACTGCATAGCTGGTGTCAGCCATGGTGTATCTCCTTGCTGGATGATGTGATTTGGGTTTGGTTCAGCCCTTGACGCTGGCTGCGGGCGAAGAAGTCGGTAACGGCGACTACACCGAAGCGTTTAACGTCCGCATGACGAAGAAGGGTGGTTATTCCTTCATTACCTTGTCGAAGTTCGCCAGAAAGTCGTTGTCCGACATGGCGAGGAGGTCCGCAGGGGTGAGGCTGGCTTTCGCCTTGCCCGCGCCCGCGTTCCGGGTGGTTTCCTGTCCCCTGGCGATGGTTGCCAGTTTGGTAGTGGTGTCCTGCCCCGCAGCGGGCTTCTGGTAGCCCACGGCGGTCGCGGCCTGATAGAGCATGGCCGACAGGCTCATGCCCGTCTGACGCGCCCGTGCGGCGAAAGCATTGGCGTCCTGGTTCAGCAGGGCGTTGACTTCGTGATCCTGATAGCCCATCGCCCGGTACATGGTGGCGCGGTTCTCTGCCAGATGGTTGAGCGCGTCCGTGTAGTCCGGTGCCTGCGCCATGAACTGCTGCCGGTCACGCTCGACGTACTGGTTCCACGCCTGCGCTTCGGCCTGCAACTGCCGCTGCCGCTGATCTTCCTGTAACCGGCCTTCCACCGTGTCCAGCTTGTGGACGATGGCGCCGATGGGATCATCATCCAGCGACGGCGGCTTGGGTGCGTCCTCCTGCGCCTTGCGCGCTTCGGCGGCCTGGAACCGCTCCATCATCTGGCGCTGCCAGTTGCGGAGGTCGGCGGCTTCCTTCTCGATTGCCTGGCGCTTCAGCCGCTCCTCATGCAGCGCGGCATGGGGAACGAATTTTGGCCTGCCGTCTTCCGTGGTTTCGGTCGCCTCGGTGGTTTCCGAGGCTTCCTCTGTCTCCTTGCCCTGTAACGCCGCGTCAAGCGCGGTATCGTCCATCTGGGCAACGTCGGTCACTTCGGGGGCTTCACCCCCGTCATTTGGTAGCGTGCTCAAGTTTGCATCCTTGCGATGAAGCCTGAATCGGTCAGGCAGCCGAACCCCGGAACCGGGGATTACCAGGAGGCATTGGCCTCAAGTCTCTGTGGACGCCCTGCTGGGCGTCGTGCATCTGCTTGGCAGCCTCAAGTTGTAGCTTGGGCTGCACCGTGCCGGCCTCTGCCGCGATCTTCTGCGCCTCGGCCTGCTTCTTTGCCGTGTCGGCCTGCGTGTTGGCGATCTCAGCCTCGACGCCCTGCTGCTCAAGCTGTTGGGCCTGCTGCTGCGCCTGTATCGCGTTCGGGTCAACCTGCGACTGTGCCATTTCCTTCAGTTTGGTCACCAGGCTTTCAGGCAGCGGCGTGTACGGCAGGA